GCTATACTTGCAGTATGGCCGATTTAATGATAGACATCGAAGGACTGGGTACCGGTCCTGACACAACCATTCTAACTATTGCTGCACAAAGTTTTGATCCTTTGGGCACAGGTTATCACGATCGGCATTACTATGCTCGTATCACATTAGAGAGCCAAGAGAATCGCAGCATCCAGCAAGACACCATTGACTGGTGGGCAAGCCAACCTGATGCTGCCAGGGAAGAAGCGTTTGGCGAAGACGATCGTATTCCACTAGATCAAGCATTAGATGAGCTGGCTAAATTTATTTGGCAAAGCAAACTAATATGGGCTAATGGTCCCACTTATGACATGAACATCATTGAGCATGCGTACAAGAGCTTTGGTAAGCCGCTACCTTGGCAATTTTATGTGGTGCGCGATGCCCGTACAGTGTACAGTTTGTGGCCAGGCTTACCAAAGCCTTCTACTAGTCACCACGCCCTAGAAGATTGCAAGCGGCAAATTGATATGCTGCAACAAACACTTCAACATCTAAACATTACAGAACTCAAATGAACATTTATCTTGACATGGATGATGTAGTAGCCGATTGGCGAGCACACGCACAGGATTTCTTAAAGATGCGATGGGATCATCTCACAGATGAACGTATTCCACCAGCTGACTGGGATAGACTCAAAGCTGATTCGCATTTTTATCGTTCATTACCCTTGAAATCAGGTGCAGTCGAATTGGTCAATTACTGCCGTGATCTTACGCAGCAAACTGATGGTACATTGAGATTTTTAACAGCCCTGCCGCATGATTATTCAATGCCGTTTGCAGTAAGCGACAAAGTTTTCTGGGCACAAGAACACTTTCGGGACATTCCAGTTACTATTGGTCCATTCTCTTTTGACAAGTGGCGACACTGCAAAAACCCCACTGATATCTTGATTGATGATCGTACAAGCAACTGTGCAGAATGGCAGGCAGCGGGCGGCCTGGCACACGTTTACCGAGACTGGCCCGCTTGTAAAACATGGTTTGAGGAAACTATCAAATGAAAACACTACCTAAATTACTGATTATTGGCAATGCTCGACACGGCAAAGATACTGTGTGTGATATCTTGCGTGATACATTCGAATACTCTTTTCGGTCCAGTTCAGACTTTTGTGCTGAAAAGTTCATCTATGCAGAGCTCAAAGACAAGTACGGATACACCACTTATGAGCAATGTTTTTTGGATCGCCACAATCACAGATCAGAATGGTATGACATGATTCATGCCTACTGCAAGGACGATTATGCTAGACTGGGTCGGGAAATCTTTGCTGAAAACAAAATCTACTGTGGACTACGAAACAAAGCTGAATTTCATGCTATGCGTAATACTGGTGTATTTGACTATGCTATCTGGGTTGATCGCAGTGATCACTTGCCCCAGGAAGACAAATCCAGCATGACTCTGGAGCCTTGGATGTCAGACTATGTGATTGACAACAACGGCACCCTGGCAGATCTGCAACGAAACACTGTTGAACTAATCACACGTCTGGTTGCAGATCACCGAGCCGCCACACAGAATCAGACTTTGACAAATCGACTTCGCAGTTTCGGCACACACTCTTGAGATTTTTAGCCTCAACATTGTTGAGGTTGCCGTCAACGTGATACACCAACATCTGTGCTGAATATCGGGCTCTAAACCCGCAACGATCACAAGTCATCTTCTTTCGATACCCAGCTGTTTGCCAGCTGGGTTCTCTTGGCTTTAGTCCCTTGTTCTTTCGTTGGCAAGTCTCGCAGCGACTGCGATAATGAGGCACATTATCTTTGTGATAGTTTACAGCACACAACCGTTGCTGGCAAGCCTGACATAATGGTCTTTTCATACAGTATTTACCCAGGACCTTTGGCAAAGGGCAGTGTAGAACCACCTTTTTTGAATATACCTATAAATATCTACAACTTGAAAAGGAAACCACAAGATGGCTCTAATCTCTCCCGGCGTAGAAGTAACAGTAATTGACGAAAGTCAATACATCCCCTCAGCAGTTAACACAGTTCCCTACTTTGTAGTGGCAACTGCACAGAACAAAGTATCCAGTGATGGTATCACTGTGGCCGCTGGCACTACTGCTGCAAACGCTAACAAAACTTATTTGATCACTAGTCAACGTGATTTGGCAGCTACATTTGGTGTGCCATTCTTCTACAACACAACCACTGGTACTCCTATCAATGGCTATGAACTCAACGAATACGGCTTGCTTGCTGCTTACTCAGCCCTGGGCGTTACCAATCGTGCATATGTTCAACGTGTGGACATTGACCTTACTGAGCTTACAGCTACGCTGTCTCGTCCAGTTGGTTCTGCAGCCAATGGCACATACTGGTTAGATACTACCAATAGTACCTGGGGAATTTTTGAATGGAATCAGACCACTGCAACATTTACCAATCAAGTGCCTATCACAGTGTCAAGCACTGCCGAAGTTGAGGATGCAGCAGGCGGTGATTATACTCCTTTGGCCAGCATTGGCAGCATTGGCGACTATGCAGTAGTCACATTAAGTACTTTGCTGCCTGTCTACTACAAAATAGACAATAACTCTTGGCAATTGCTAGGTTCTGAAGCTTGGCAGACTAATTGGCCAACAGTTAGTGGCACTGACGCACCATCTAGTTTAACCAATGGTTACAACATGTATATCAATGGTAGTTTAGTCACAGTTGGTGCTGGCGGGACTGCACTTACTGTGGCAGGTTTTGCTACTGCTATCAACAACGCAACAATCGCAGGTGTCACAGCCGCAGCAGTTTCTGGTAAGTTGGTGATGTATGCTGACGAAACCGCCGGCAATGATAACTCCAGCGAAACTGCAGGTGTTATAGATATCGAAGCTGGGCCCAATTCGGGTTCAACATTACTGCTGGCTCTGGGTATTACTGCCAATAATTATCTTGCTCCAGTATATTTTCCAGGTTATAGCTACCAGAGTCCACGTTGGAGAACTACAGATACTACACCTCGCCCAACTGGCAGTGTGTGGAACAATGTTAGCATTGCAAACAATGGATTAAGCATTTCACTTAAAAAATATAACGCTGCCCTTGACACCTTTGTATCTCAAGCAGTCCCGGCTTACTCGTCTGATCGTGCGGCTATAGCTGCTCTTGACCCTAGCGGCGGCGGAAAAAATATTCCAGCAGGTACAACTTTTGTGCAGTATGATTCTAGTTATTATCTATACGCACCTTTGTCTGTAGGATCTTTTGAAATTCTTGAAAGATATACCATTGGACAATTAGTAGTTACTGGCACCACATCACCTGTTGGCAACGCATTTATTGTTGGCAATCAATTTACAATTGAAGCCACTAATGCAAATGCTAGTAATAACAATCTAGCTATAGCAACTATAGCAGGAACAGGCACTGTAGCTGATTTTATTGCAGCAGTTAGTGCTGCTAATGTACCTTTTGTGTCAGCTAGTGTTAACTCAGCTGGTAATATAGTGATTACACACAGCCTTGGTGGCCGTATTAATTTGATTAATAACACTGGCACCCCAGTTACTACTGCTGGGTTTACAACTTCTACTCCTTTGTGTCGGCCCAATCCCACTGATCCTTTGAGATTAACATTAAGTAACTGGGTCACTACTGATCTGTTTACATACACTGCCAGTGACACAGCTCCTGATCAAGATCCGGCCGATGGCCGTTTATGGTTCTACAGCACAGTAAGTGATGTGGACATCATGATTCAAAACAATGGTTCCTGGTTTGGATATCAGAACGTTAACAACGATGTCCGCGGATTTGATCTGTCACTGACCAATGCATCAGGTCCAATTATTGCAGCATCTGAACCAACCACACAAAATGACGCAAGTCTTAGCCCGCTTGAGTACGGTGATTTGTGGATTGATTCCAGTGATCTAGAAAATTATCCTGTGATGTATCGCTGGCAGCCAGTTAGTGGTGTTGATCAGTGGGTGGCAATTGACACCACTGATCAGGTGACTGAAAACGGTGTGCTATTTGCAGATGCTCGTTGGGCACCCAACGGTACCACAGATCCAATTGCTGATCCAATCCCGACAATTGCTAGTTTGTTAGATAGCAATTATCTAGACTTAGATGCACCAGATCCTGCACTTTATCCACAAGGTATGTTGTTGTTTAACACACGCCGTTCGGGATACAATGTCAAGAGTTTCCAGGTCAATTACTTTAACAGCACAACATTCCCTGATGACACTTTGCCTGCTGTGACCAATACCTGGCTAACTGCCAGTGGAAACAAAGCAGACGGAGCAATGTACTCTGGACGTCAAGCACAACGCAAGATGGTTGTAGCTGCAATGAAGTCGGGTATTGATACTAGTACTGCCGCACGTGAAGAACAAAACCAGTTCAACATTATTGCATCACCTGCGTACCCTGAGTTGACACCAAACATGATTGCACTCAGCAATGAGCGCAACAACACCCTGTTTGTGGTAGCAGATACTCCAATGCGACTTGGCGTAACTGGCACTGAACTTGTGACTTGGGCAACCAACAACAACGGCGAAGGTTTGCCAACTGAAGATGGCAACAGTGCAACCAGCAACTATGCTGGCGCATTCTACCCCAGCTGCCAAACTACAGACTTGGGTGGCAACATAGTTGTTGCTCCGCCAAGCCACATGATGGTGCGTACAATTCTGCGCAGTGATGCTGTGAGTTATCCTTGGTTGGCACCAGCTGGTACACGTCGCGGCGTGGTTGACAACGCCAGCGCAATTGGTTATATTGAAAGTGCCACTGGTGAGTTCCAACAGATTGGTGTGAGTCAAAGTGTTCGCGACATCTTGTATGAACGCAACATCAATCCGATCACGTTCATCCCAGGCATTGGTATCACCAACTTTGGTAACAAGACCACAACTACCACAACCACAGCACTGGATCGTATCAACGTTGCTCGCCTGGTTGCATTCCTGCGTGGACGACTTGAAGAAATTGGTAAACTGTTCTTGTTTGAACCCAACGATGAAATCACACGTAACGAAATCACCAACTTGTGCAACAGCTTGATGATTGATCTAATTGCTAAACGAGCAATTTATGACTACCTGGTTGTTTGTGACTTGAGCAACAACACTCCAGCACGTATTGACCGCAACGAATTGTGGGTTGACATTGCAATTGAACCAGTGAAGGCTGTAGAATTTATCTACATCCCATTGCGTATCAAGAACACTGGCGAGATTGCTGCTGGTTAATCAAGGAAAAGGTGGGTGATTTTTCACCCACCTGATTCAGGTAAATAAACACATAGGAGATAACAAATGGCAGTTTCATCATTACAGCGCATGACAGTACCTTTGGCGAGCGATCAAAGCTCTTCAACCCAGGGCCTGTTGATGCCCAAACTCAAATATCGCTTTAGAGTGATGTTTGAAAACTTTGGTGTGTCAAAACCCACCACCGAATTGACCAAGCAGGTTATGAGTTTTTCGCGTCCAAATCCAACATTTGAAGAAATTTCATTGCCAATCTACAACTCAACATTAAAATTGGCCGGCAAACATTCGTGGCCCGACGTCACGTGCGAAGTACGAGACGACGCAGGCGGTTCTGTGAGCAAGTTGATTGGCGAACAGTTGCAGAAGCAAATGGACTTTTTAGAGATGGCTAGTGCAGCGTCTGGTATTGACTACAAGTTTACTACCGTGGTAGAAATACTCGACGGCGGCAACGGCGCCAGTACTCCGGTGGTTCTTGAAACTTGGAATCTGTATGGTTGCTACATTAAAAATGCAGATTACGGTGCTCTTAACTATGGTGAAAGTGCTCCAGTAACAATTAACATGACTATCACTTATGACAACGCCAATCAAGGCGAAGGCGAAGGCGTTGGTACACTGATTGGTAGAACTCTTGGCGATGTGGTAACTGGCGCCGGAGCGTAAAACTCCATGGGCAGTTTCGGCCAAGACTTCGCTAAGGGTTTTTTTGGCACCGACAGCTTGCGTGATTACACTCACGCAAGCAAGGTCTTTCGCACAAATGCATACGAACTTAAACCTCGGTTCAAGTTCCTTTTTCACGTGAGCTTTACAGTGAACTATCAGCAAATTCCTGCACTCAAAGGTGCCATGGACATTGATGCACTGAATAATCTAAGCTACGTGGTCAAAACTGCTGACCTTCCCAAGTTCACTGTGAATCATGAGTACATGAATCAGTACAATCGCAAACGACTGGTTCAGACCAAGATCAACTATGATCCAATTAGTTTGACTTTTCATGACGATGGTAGCGATACTGTTCGCAACATGTGGTACAACTACTACAGCTACTACTACAAAGATGCCAGTCAGAAGTACGGCAATGACGCCAACAGCAACGGCAGCTTGGGCGCAAGTCAAAACAAACAAAATGGATTTGGCGGCTGGGAACGAGATATCTATTCAGACAATCGACAAGTCAACGATTGGGGCTACGTAGGCGAAACGGTCAACGACGGCACTAACACCACAACTTCGTCAGGCGGCAAGCCTGCGTTCTTTCGTGACATCCGCATTTACGGCTTTGACACCAATCACAAGTATGCTGAATATGTGATGATCAATCCCATCATCACCAACTGGGCACATGATCAGTATGACTACAGTGCCAGCAATGGCATCATGCAAAATACCATGACTGTGGCCTACGAAAGTATCAAGTACTTTACTGGCGCACCTAACAAAACTGCTGTGGGATTTGGCAAGCCCGAACACTACGATACTACTCGTAGTCCTATTGCTCGACCAGGCAGCACCAACAGCATCTTTGGACAAGGCGGCTTGTTGGATGTGGTGGGTGGCATCAGCGAGGACTTGGAAAAAGGATCAGTGCTGGGTCTAATTGGTGCAGCACAAAAAGCTGGTACATTCTACAACACCAACAAGCAATTTGGTGGGCTCAAGACGCTGGCAGTAAGCGAAGCCACTGCACTGGGCAAACAAGTATTGCTAGGTTCATTGCCTGCTGCCACTCGAGCAGTGGCCAACAAAGCTGATGGTTGGATATTCCCAACAGCACAGCAAGCACGGCAAACGACAGCAGCCGCAGCAGCAGCCAAGGCCAACGGCTCGGGTACTCCATAATGAGCACAGTCAACGCGGTAAATCCAAGACTGGGTCAAACAGTTAGGGTGTTTGATTCTTTTTATGCATTTGACATAAATGCTCCTGCTGCTGAATACGATGTGGTGTTTAGTTATTTTCAAAAACAAATGACCACCAAGCGAGCAGCAGGAAACTTTGCCATAAGTTTGTTCAGAGTGGCCCAAGAAACTGGTATCCCTGCACTAACCTTGCTGTCAGAGTTTGAAGGTACATCAGGTGTTAATCTCAATGTGCAGCTGGCTTACTATCTTAACTTGATACGCAATCGTGCTACTTTGCTGGGTGTGGGAGTTGCAGTGCAGCCCAACTTTTATCCAGCTAGGGCAGTGCTAGAATGACGCACTGGGCCCAGGGCAACTACGACATCATCAACCGAGCCAAGTACGCAGGCAAAGGTACGCCACGATATCGGTCGGGCTGGGAACTTAGCTTTATGCGATTTTGCGACACCAACGACCACATCTTGCAGTGGGCCAGCGAGTCAATTGCTATCCCTTACAAACACCCGCTGACCGGCAAGATGACACAGTATATTCCAGACTTTCTAATCACCTACCGCACAAGAAACAACACAATGAAAGCAGAGCTAATTGAAATCAAACCCAAAAAGCAAAGCGTTATTGAATCAAAAATGAGCAGCCGCGAACGTGCGGTTGTTGCAGTCAACTATGCCAAATGGCATTCGGCTACCATATGGGCCAAGCGAAATGGCATGACTTTTCGCGTAATAACTGAAGACGACATGTTTACAAACGGTCGTTCGTAAGTCCATAAATATGGCATGACCAGAAAATTAGAAGAACTGTTTGACTTACCGCCTACTACAGATGAAATTGACACAGCAATTCCTAAACTAGCAGAAAATCGTGTTGCACTAGCAGAGTTAGATGCAACAAT